ACCTTCACGTTGCTTCCCTAATCCTGAGATAAAGAAACTAGACATAGCGGGTAAGAATAATGCCCAATCGGGTTTATGTTGTGCTGAAAGATTTTCTTGGTTCATGTAGTTACTATTCACTTAATGTTTTAACAATGCTAATTTGTTCATCAATTTTATTTCTTTGCGTTACTAAATCAGCAATAGTTGGGTTAGCTTTAGCTAAATCTTTAATGCGTTTCTCTTCGTCACGTTTTTGTTTAACCCAATCTAGTAATTCTTCAGCCTCAGGTGACAGTGTGACTGAAACTGAGTCAGTTTGCATAGGAATCCAAGAATATCCATCATAGATTTCAGTGTTCTGAGTTAAACTATTAAATCTCAACTGTCCAATGCCCATACCACCGGAATTAACATTTATAGATGTATGGGCTCCATGGCCGTAAGTTACGATATATTTTCCGGCACCTGAGATAGTTTTAATCATTTTGCTTGTGCTGGAAGTAGATAACGATACGTTGCCAGTCCACTAACTACAGTGATTTCAGTAGCACCTTGATCGCTGATCTTAACAGATTTGTCACCAGGAAGATCCATGATAGCTAAGAATACCTTAACTGGCCACTGCCATGCACGATTTAATGTACCACCTACGTCTGAATGAAATACAAAGTTACCGCTATGTGTACTAGCATCTCCGAAGTAGATTTTCAAATCTTTATTATCGGTCTTAGTAACAAAATGTACTTCTTCGCTATTAGCTTGTGCTTGCTTCTTCAAACGCATAATACCTGCGATAGTAGGCTCGAATGTAACGTCCCACTTAGCACCCTTAAATTGGAAATTTTTAATTTTTTCTTCAACGATTGTTTGAGCCATTAGCCTATAGTCGTTTTGGAAGTCACCAGTCTTTGTTTCAAAGTGAATAGAGCTTGGCGCTCCATCTTTATTCTGTGCTACAGTGATCTTTGCATCTGCGTCGTAATCATCAAATCCTAAGATAGTTTTTAGTTTACCTAGATTCGGCATACCAAATGTTCCGATGAATTCTGCCAATGGTGTATTCAGTGTGCCTTCAACAATAACGCTCTTATCTTCTGCGATTGCAGCGATTGTTGTTTGCTTATCTGTGCCAACAACCTTAATAAGGTCGATAACACCTAGTCCGTTTGTATATTGAATCAAGTCTTGTAAATTGTCTTTCATGTTTGCCTCTGTTAATATTTAGGAATACCTATAATGCATAATAGTGGATTTTATTACGTGTGTCAACTTTATGTTAACCAAAAGAAAATAAGCTATCAAATGTACTACTAACATCAGTATTTTCTTTTAGTTCCCAGTTTAACACACCTAATAGGTTTTCGATTTTCTTATCGACCAGTGTTGTTTCCATTGCACTATCATCAAATGGAAGTTCTGTGAACCAAGACGGAAGTCTTAGTTCGTCAGTTGGATATGCTATGCTAGTAAAGCCAATTGGATTCTGCTTTAGTTTGCATACAATAATCTTCATACCGTCAACGATCTTCATGCTGTAATTGTCACTATTCACTCTGCGTAAGAAGTTCCAATTCAATGCAGCACGAACATGTCCTGGCATGTTTGCTTTGCCCGTTTTGCTATTTTTCTCAAGTTCACCATACATAGTCAAGTTGTTTACAGATTTGGGACTACCTTTAGTCCAACTGTCTTGTTTACATAGTTCAGTTTTAAACTGTTTGATATGTTCAATAACATCCTCACGAGTCTTACCTGCAAGGACCATGTCAAGTACTTCGGATAAGAATGCTTGAATATACTTGGGAGTATCACTTCGTTTCAAGTCAAGACCCATAGCTTTGATCTTGCCCAACTTGCCGTTTACATCTAATCGTTTGCCTTCTTTATCATAAATGTTTACAGCATAACGCTTCTTTTTAATAAAGATGCTGCGATCAGCAACTAGTTCACGACCAGCTTTGATTACACACAACCTACGCGGTACATGGAATGCACGTTCGCAGAAACTTGGGAATGTATCATTAGCTTGATCCGCGATATGATCGTACAATTCTACAGCAATGTCCTTATTAAGCTGATCTTTCAATATAGGATGTGCCGAGAAGTAACAAGAGTCAGTGTCACCATATACAATTGAATCACCATAATAATCATAATTGCCTGTTATGATTTCATTTATCTGCGCACTCATATGCTTAACGATCTGGCGACCACACAATGTTACGCTCTGCCCAAGACGTTTATCATAGAATCTACAATGTGCATTCAATAGTGCGCCATATGCTGAGTTAAGCAAAATCTTACGAACTAACTGACGTTTATCCCAGTACTCAATATCTTCTTTTGTAGTACTTTCTTTGAGTTTCTTTTGCATGTCTTTACGATCACTATACCAACGTGTTAGTAGACCGGGAATCACACCTTCTTGATCGGTACGGAAGATTGTACCATTAGCACTGATCACATAAGGCTTGTTGCTATCAAATATAAACTTCCATATCTCGGCAGCACTCATCTCTACGCTTTCACCATTTTCAAAATCAATAGTGAGCATAGTACCGCGCTCTTGCTTCATGATAGCTTCATACTCTAAGCTACCAAACAAGCCTTCCCATAATAACGAACTCATTTCAAGTTCATCGTCTTCATCGTAGTTGCGCTTCTCACTAGCAAGTTGTCTTGCCTTGTCTTCCAAATACTTTTCAGTAAGTGTCTGACGAACCTGACCAACAATAGTTTCTGGCGCCATGTTAAGTGTGCGAATGGCACTAGGATATAGACTGTTAATATCTACTGCACCTACATATTCATGTAGACCTTTCTTTGGCACTGCCACATAAGCACCTGCTGCTGCCATTCCATTTTCATTAGGATCTTTCTTTTTATCAGGAACCATAACCCCACGTTCATGTGCTTCGTTCATGATAGCCATTTCAATCATAGCTACAGAACCCATAACAGTTGGCAACAACACAGTATTTTCATGTGCCAGTGCATTAGCAAGATCAAGGAACTTTAGTTTGTTATGAATCTTAACCATCAACATAGTATCTTGACGATTATACTCTATGAACTTTTTAAAGTCGTTGTTATAGAGCTGGTCAAGAGTACCTTCATATTGCGTCTTACGTTCATTGACTTCCATTTCACCGATAGCATCAAGACTATAGCTATGACGGCTTTCATAGTTATACTTCTTGTACAACTGTAGATAGTCCATATGTACACGACCGACTAGATCATATGTTATATCTTCTTTACCGAAACGCTCATATGTTCTTGCTTTAGGCATTTGACCAAGCAAACAGAATTTGCGTGTGTCATCCTTACTCATAATACGTGTAACACGATTAACAAGATAAGGAATATCGTACCCTTCTGAGTTCCAACCTGTTAACACATCGCCATCTTTGATCAACTCAAAGAATGTTTCAAACATTTCTATTTCACTACGAAATAGTACTGTATTTGGAAAATCCTTAATAAGTTCTTGAGCAGTTTCATCGCTCATGTGTTTAGGTGGTATAGCAAGAGTTACAAGTGTGTCTTGCCAATCCAGATATAATGAAATAGCAGTAACAGGATTGAAAGGATCCGATGTTGGACTAAAGCCTTTCTCTGGATCGAAATCTACTTCAATATCAAAGAATACTGTATGTAGTTTTGGAGGTTCTTTGCCTAAATAGTTTTCACTTAGACAACGGAACACCACATTCACATCAGATTCATACAGTTTCTTGTTACTGTATATACGTTTTTCTTTTTCAAATTCACTGCGTTTTCTAGTGCTGAACCTTGAGATAGATTCTCCATATAGACTACGATACTTACCCTTAGGGTCGCTGTAGTAAAATGTATAGTTTGCAGGAAACTCGTTGTAAGTGCGTTCACCATTTGACTGGCGTTCTACAACGTAAATTCTATCACCATCTTTATCATATAAAGCGTCAATGTAACTCAATTGATCCACATCCTAATTAAACCGATACTATCTATAGTAGTTAACAATAGATAGTTTAACAACATACCAAAACTTTTTCTAGTATATGCTGCCCAAGCGTACAATGCACAACCTGTCATCCAGATAGGATATAATGTAAGCAATGGTGCATTTGGTACTGTCATTGCCATTGTTATGGAACAACCGATGCTGATTGCCCATGCCAATAGTTCTATTATGAATCGCAGACGATTGGATCTCCAATCGTCACGGATCCATTCAAATATTCCAAAGAATATGTCGTTCAAAGAGTTCTACCGACAGTCTCTAGGATAGTATTCAGTTCTTCGTTTTCTTTGTTAGTTTCGCCCAATCTAGATTTATGGGCAACCTTAATAGCCTTCTTGAGAATGCTAGGTTTTACTTCTAGTTCTTCTGCTATATTCTTGATAGTGTCGTTAAGACCACCTTGTAGTGTTTCAATCTCAAGTGTAACAGCAAGACCTTCGTTGATCAATTGTGTTAATTTAGTTTTGGCTTCATTATTAAAACTGCGTTCAGACATAAAATCTCCTATGTTGATTAATTTAGAGTAGTTAGTATATACTAATACACAATTAAGTCAAACATTTTGCGAAAGAAAATTAATGTATTGGACACCTCTGTTTATTCTTCACCTTTGAATACTTTATAACCCTGGTATGATACCAACAACAACGTTAACCACGTCATCGTCATTACTATGATAAAAGTCATTTTCAATCTCCTGTACTATATTTATTAATTAGCTGCTCACACAGTATATTTATCATCAATAACTGCTATTGCAGCAATAGTAACAAAAATTTAATATTTGGTAAAGAGTTTTGGATATTTTATTGATATTTGAGTTTCAGAAAGACGAATTCTTCATCGGAAATGGAAATGAGTAAATCCTCATTTACAGTGATTTTTGTTTTATAGCCCTTCAATTCTAAGAAATTACCCAAATACATGCGAGTCATTGCTTCATTAGAGTTGCTATACGCTGAAATGAATTCTAATAGATCATTATGCCACTGATCTTCCATCCATTTAAATAACCATTGATTTTTGTCGAAACTGACAATCATTGGAAAATCTGCTTGTTTTCCTTACCGTATATTTTGATGTATTTGCCCGCTAACATGTCAGCCATAGACTCAATTGGGCTTCCGGGATAACTGTCACCAGCTTCAATCATACCTAATTCGCTTTGGCGCCAGTGTACAAGTTCATGAAAAACTGTACGTAGAATATCGACTAAATTACGATTTTTAACATAAACCCAAACATTATTGCTGCCTTCAATATGTTTTCCAGTATGATGACCTTGCTGTGCTTCTTCATGATTGAAACTTAGAACGACTTTGGGTTTATTTTTAATGTGTAGTTGGTTAATCGTCCAATTAACAAATTTACCTACCTCATCTTTCAAGAACGAAGTATTATTATTTTCCGTAGTAAATTCTCTGCTGCGCATTAAAATATTTATCTAAAAACATCTATTTCTTAGGGATTTTATAGAATCTATTTCTTTGGATAATTTTTCAAAAAGGTCGGCATCAAGAGTATATAAATCTTTTACCCATTGTGATAGATTAATATGATGCAGTGAGCGACGTATTTCTGCTGCATTGCGATCATATATGTCAAGATCATCCCAATCTTTCATTGGGGCTGGTTCAAATTCTGATGACATAAAAAAAAATCCCTATACATTTTATTTAGTGTATAGGGATAAAAATGTGAATTTTTTGTTAAAATTATTTTCTTATATATTCTGGAACGCTTCCTACACGATATCGGTTTCCAGAACCTTTTAGAGTCAAACCACCGTTACCCAATGCTTTTTCTACATCCTTAAACAAATGAGCAGGTACTGTAACTAGTACTGCAACTGTTGGGTTTAGTTCGTTATATTCATTAACGTAAATGCTTTTATTTGGGTCTGATTTAACATCAGAGTTAATAACAGCCATGAATCCATCTAGACTTTGTCCTGCTTGTCCTTGCATCTTTTCTTTATCTGATGGTTTAGCCTTCATGTATTTTTTAACGAAAGCAATAAGCTGCGGCAGTTCAATTCTATGTTTGAAACCGTCGTTAAACTTAATCTTATAATTTCCGTCTACGTCAATAGCCTTACGCACTTGCTGTAAGATATGCGGAACTTCATCGAAATCAGCATCATCGTGTACGCTCTCAGGTAGGTACTTAGCTGCTTTTTTAGTTCTTCTATTTACAACTTTCGTTGATTCAATTATTTGTTTAGATTTCATAACAATTCCTTATAACATTTATTTATCAAACTTATTTAGAGTTGGGATTTTCAAATACTTTGCGACCTATAATACCATGACCTACTTCTCTAGGCTCTGGAAAACGTATAGGATTAACCATTGGATATAAGTATTTTGTTCCACCTGGCTTAATGTCAAAAGTACTACCCGGTTTAACTAAGTGATATGGTTCTAATCTTCTGAATTTTGTTTCAGAAACAGCCATAGGATTACCTATTTTAACACTGCCTATAGCCATTGCTTTACCTTTACCAGTTTTAACAATAGCAACACGCCTACCTATATACGGTCTCAATGAGTCGGTATCTCTTGTCTCAAGTTTCTTTTTACCGTCAATAATTAATTCAGCATAATCTAAATCGCCGTCTGATCTTACATTGATGCCTATATCAGGTATTTCAATGCTTTCTTCTACTTGTTGCTTTTTATCAAGAATTTCATTCCATTTGTCAGCAATACTATTTTTTAAATCTACAGTAGACTTAAAGTTATTCTTTTGCATGTATTTGATTAACCAAACTGCGCTATCTCTGTCATTAGAATCAGGCTTACGTGCGTTACTTAAATCAACACCTAAGTTTTGGTCTTCGTGACGAGAACCATACCAACGTAGGTTCTTTAATAATCTACGGGCACGATCACTAAGATGTGATTCGTTGTCTTTAGTAATTAGTTCAATCCACGATTTAACAAAATCTGTAGGTTTTCTTCCCCAATACCCACCATGCATTGTCCCTCGCAATAAATCACGTTCACTGCTAGGACTAACTGATCTACGTTTATCTAACAAACGCCATGCACGTTCATCAGTGTAAAGGTATGCAGGAATTCCTTGTTGTTTAGCACTTATTAATAATCTGCGGGTCTCTGTACTACGTGAAGCACTTTGTTCTTTTAATAAGACATGTATTTCAGTAACAGGAGTTGTGGGTATTGTTGGTTCTTTGCTGAACACACGGTCTTCTGATTCTCTAGTACGTGTTCCGTGACTACTCAACCACGCTCTTTCCCAATAATCAATTGGCTTAACGATATAATGTTGATTAAACCAATCGCCGTTAAGTTTAAATAAAACTGCGCTACTGCCTACAAATCTGTGATAGTCGCCTTGCGGTGTCCGTGTTAAGCTGAGAAAGAAAGGATAGCCTTTAGGTGCATAATATTCTTCACTGGTATTTCCAGTAACACTAGATAATTCAAACTGTCCTGAACTTAATATTTTTAATGCTGCTCTAGTTCCAGTAAAGTGATAAACTACACTAGTGGCACGTTCCGTTAAAATAAATTCGTTTGCTTTCATTATTAGTGAACCAGTCTATCTTGCACTAATCACACTTTTGAGCATCCAACGATGTTTAGTGTGTGCTTCAATTCTTTCTGCTAGATAATTTTCTATGCCATAATGTCTTTCTTGACCGGCATGTTTAAAACATTCATTCAAACATTGAATAACAATTTCGTTATCACTTACTAATTCAGTAAACATTAATTCTGCTTTTGGGATCATAAGCTGGCCTTTAATGTCGCTCAATTCTACAAAACGTTCCATACTACCTGGAGTATATGCATTTAATGTACGAATATGTTCAGCGGTTTTATCTATGCTACTATATACTTCTTCATATAAGTTACCAAAAAATTGATGATATTGAGGGAAGTTAGGACCCTCAACATTCCAATGAAATTGCTGCGATTTTACAACAAACGCATAACTATTCGCTAGTAATTTTTTTAAACTTTCTGATAACATTATCTGCGTAATCCTTTCATAATTGAGCTTTCTTCTTGATATTCATCTTGGTCGTCAAGATAACTTACATCGCTAGAATGGAAACTATGACTACCGTAGTTATCTAAGTGTACAATTACGAATGCTTTTTGTCTACCGAAACTTTCGATGTTTCCTTTTTCACCTTGAAAGTTAACATTGCCTGAAATTACCACTCGATCATTAACATGCAAGTTTGATGCATCTTTTTTACTCATTCGTTTCATTTGATCAATATACTCAGGATCGTTTTGTAGTTTTTCAAATTCTGCTTCTGGGTCGTATTCCTTACCAGTCTTACGGTCCTTTATAGTAACTTCTTTAACCATAGAGTTTTCATCAACTGCACGTTTTTGATTTTTTCTCATAATTCGGTTTCTTTTATCCAATAGCTGTTTATGAATTAAATCATGACTAACTATTTCATGGGCAACATAAGGATTACCTGCCTTTTCTCTATCTATTCTTTTTTGTTCATGCTTTTTTAGCTGACCTTCAATGTCTTTGAGGGCACCTTCCGTTATACCTTGACTGTATTCTTTAGCAGCACGAATATCGATATCACCGTTTTTATTACGATGACTCCAAGCAGCAATACGTTTACCGTTCATAGTAACATGTACACCATTTTGATCTGATTTAAAATCAGCACGATCATCTAATAGTAAACTGTTGACACGTTCTATATCTCTAGTCCATTTTTCATAGTTACTGTAGCGTTTAAAATCTTTAGTATCTGCTACTGGTAGATTGACACCGCGGGAACGAATACCAAATTTATCTGTGTGCGGAATACCAGTAGTACCACGAGGATCGTGAGTGAAGCCTTCCGCCACACCTTGATCTT